GGCACCCATCCAGGTCATGTTGCTGTCGGCGAGGTTCGCCAACTGCTCGATGGTGCGAATCTTGAAGTAGGCCAGTTCCTCGATGTGGCTCTCGGTGAGGAACGGCGCCACCTTCAGCGGCGTGCCGACGATCTGCTCCTTGATGCCAGCCTGGAACTGCGCCCAGTGCGTCGGGAAGCGCCTGATGTGCTGCTCCCACACCTCGGCGGTGACGATGTTGTTCTTGTCGCCGGGGATCATGATTTCGATGTGAGGGACGTCCCTGTAGATCGGGCGGTTCTCCTGCGTCGAGCGCTCGGGGTCGATGCGCGGGCGCATGTAGAAGCGCACATGCAGGTTGTCGTCGTGGCCTGGGCCCATGCCGGGCGGCAGGCCTCCGGGGCCCTGCATGCCGAACTTGCGGGCATCGGCGCCGACGGTCTGGTCGAACTTCGTCCAGTCGGTTGGGACAGCGGTTTGCAGGGCTTCGACCTGCGCGGCATCGAGGGACATGAGGGTTCTCCTTGTACGCGGGATGTTGGGGAATCTCGGACGGGCCATCCCACTGAACCCGCCGTGTAAACGCTCAGATGCCGATGGTCGGCACGTACTCCACGAAGAAGCGGACGTTCGCCAGTTCGACGTTGTCGGCGCCTCCCGTGACCTTGCTCGCCCTGATCGTGTAGGTGTGATCGAGCGCATCCTCGGCGGTGGTGCCGACGCTGAATGCGGCCTGCACGAAGTTGCCCAGGCCCTGGCCGCTGACCGTCGTGCCGCCAGGGATGTCCACGCCGTCCCTGAACAGGCTGAAGACCACCTCGTCGCCAGCGGGCGCGGCAAGGTCGCAGTTGAATGAGATGCGGTTCACGGTGGACGGCAAGCCGCCCGCCAGCCGCTCGATGGTGCCCAGCACCGGGTCCACGACGTAGCCAGCAGTCTCGGCCAGGACGTCGGCGTAGGTGACGATCTGCGGCGCCACGCCCAGGGCTACAAGGGTCAACGTATCTGACGACAGGATGCCGTAGCCGGGCGTGACCGTGTCGATGAAGTCCTTGACCATGTTGCGGACGTCGGCGGCGGTGATGTCCTGCGTGATGTTGTCGGGCAGGGTCGCGTCGGCCTGGGCCAGGAGCGCGAGCATCGTCTTGCGGGCCATGTCAATCTCCGATGTCGAAGGATGGGTCGAAGGAATCATCGAATGCGCCCAGGTCAGGCGGCGGGATGACGCCCGGGGATACAGCCAGGAAGCCCTCGGCGGTCAGCGGCAGGCCCGCGTACCACATCGCAGGCAGGCCAGTGCTGATGCGAATCTGGCCCAGGCCGTTGGTGACCGGGCCCGTAGGCCCGACCAGGGGGTTGTCGCTGTCGGTGATCTGGCCGTCGTCGAGGTAGCCGATGCCGCCCAAATGCACATCCGGGTCGAAGCCCGCCGCAGCGGCCAAGCCCCCGTCTGCACCGATGGGCGTGCCGCCATTGAAGTCAACAGCCGGACCGCTCGACAGGATGATCCGGCCCTCGGGATCGAACTTGAGTACGCCTGCGATGAGCATGATCAGGCGCTCAGGATCGTGTGGATGGCCGCTGCGTTGGCCGCTGACAACGCCGTAGTCCACACGACGTCATCGACAAACGTGTAGGGGGAGTTGCCGCCGCCAGTGTGACGCAGCACCACGCCAGCAAGCGTGGTCAAGGTGCCCGCTGGTGCGTAGTTCTGCGTCAGCCCTGCATTCGCGCCGTTGGTGTAGTAGACGCAGGCGGCGTTGCCCACCAGACCGCAGTTGAAGACGGTCATGCGGGTTCGCACCAGCGCCGAGATGTCGTAGCTCGGCGACCACAGTCCCACCTTGACGCTCGCGCTCGCGCCGCCGATGTCAACACGGGTCGTGTTCGCCGAACTGCCGGTGTTGATCATGCCGTTGGCAGCATCGTTCCAGCCCACGCTCTGAAACGCATTGCCTGCATTGCCGCTGTTCGTAGCGGCCAGGATGCCGCGAGCCAGGACCGTCAACGTTGCGCTGACAGGCAGCGCGTTGGCCGAACGCAGTTCCATGCCGCCAGCGATGGTGACAAGCCCCGTCCCGTTCCACACCAGTTGCCCGACTGCCGTCGGCGCGAAGTGGTTACCAGCCCCGGTCTGGTCGTAGAGCCGAACCACCTGCCCCGTCGTACCGGCAACGAAGGCATTGAGCGTGGCCGCGTTGACCGCGCCGCCTGCGCCCGTCACGAACGGGATGTCGGCTTCGGTGAGGTTGTCGGCCCTGCGGATACGCAGGCACGGGCCAGAGCCCGCAGCAAGACGGCGCAGCGAGCACGCCGACCACATGCCGGTGGCATACGCATCGAGCAGGCCCGTGCCGCTGCCTGCGGGAGCCGTCGCCGCGAACACCACCGAGTTGCTGTTGGCGTTGGCGCCGCGAGAGTCTGTAGCCCGGAAGACCACTGCGCCGCCAGGACCGCCCGCCAGCGGCGTGCCCGTGACGCGGCCTGTGCCAGAGCCCAGCGACAGACCGGGCGGCAGCGCGCCCGAGAAGATCGAGTAGAAAATCTGCGGCGCGCCGTTCTGGAAGTGCGACGCAATGTTCAGGCTATAGGGCGACCCCTCAAAAGGCTCCGGGGCCGTGATGGGGTCCAGGGCGTTGAACTCGACTGGCGGCAGGACCGGCGCCGAAGCGCCGCCGCCCATCGCCGGGTTGACGACGCTCTCCGTTTCAACGGTAGGCAGCGCAACGCCGATGGCTGTCGTGCTGTAGACGTCTTCCGTCGTGCTGAATGGAACCCCAGGCTTCTCGAAAATATCGACTACGGCCATGACCTTCTCCGGTGATGCCGCCACTGCGCCGCAGTGGCGGCAAGGCCCATCAGGCCGGGGCCGCGCTTGCGGTGCCGAAGGAACCGAACACCGACTGGCCCGTCACCAGCGCGAGGCCCGAACGGTTTGAGTAGCCCGCCTCGACGGCGCCGCCCGTCACCACGGCGCCCGTGGCCGTCACCAGCTTGATGACGAAGCCCGTGAAGGCCGGTCCTGCGCCCGCGTCACGCGAGCCGCCCTGGCCCGCGCCGCCGATGCCCCAGCCCGCCGTGTAGGGCACCGGGGCACCCGTGGCATCGCTCTTGCCGCCGCCGATGTACATGATCGTGCTGTTGGCCGACGCCGTGCCGTCGGGCTTGGTGATGCCTGGGGTGTAGTCGTCGCTGAAGCCCGCCGCCTTGATCGAGTCGGGGGCCGTCAGGCCGATGATCGGCGGCGAGCCGAAGCCGATGCCGGTGGACAGGCCACCCGTCGATGCGTTGCCGCTGGCCGCGAAGCCCGTGCCTGCGGGCAGGCCAAGGTAAGGGACGTCAACGTCACGATCCTTCGGCGAACCCTTCGGGCCCGAGAGCAGATCGAAGATGACGAAGTTGCCCAGGCTCGGGTTGGCGAGGTTCTGGACAAGCGTGCTGCCGGGAAGTCCTGCGGGCATGGTGTTGCTCCTTGAATGAAAAAGGGGCGGGGGCGTTTACACGCCGCCCGCCGAATGCCCTTGATCAGGCTCCGACCAACCGGCCCTGGAACTGACGTCCAGAGCAGGTCAGATTCCCCGCCCAGGCCAGGATGCTCACCTCGGCGTCCTGGTTCACGGCGTAGCGCTTGTTGGGCGACAACGGCACCATGTCCCGTGCGCTATGGGGGCGCAGGAAGATGTACTTCGTGTTCAGGAAGAAGGTCGTGTTCGCCGGGCAGAAGCCACCGATGCCGCCGTCGAGCACGACGTCGGCGTCCATGTACTTCACGCTCGGGAAGCCCAGGTTGCCCACCTCGGGCGAGGTGAAGCGCTGCTGCGCTTGCAGTGACGCAAGGTACACGCCCCAGGCTACGTTGTCCTGCACGATCAGGTCGGGCCTGTCGGTGCCACGGATCAGCGAGGCCCACATCGTGTTCATGAAGCCCTGGATGTTCGCCGCCGTCTGCGCTGCCGTCAGCGTGTACTTCGACGTCCAGAACAGCCATGTCGAGCCCACGATGCCGCCGTAGGCGGTGACCTGCGAGGCTGGCGCCAGCGCGGGCATCGCAGCGCCCAGGCCCGTCAGGGACTTGCCTGCGTAGGTCGTGCCGTCGGCGTAGATGCCCTCGGCCATCAGGTTCGCCATCGTCGCCTCGGAGACGTTGATGCGGCCTTCCAGCAGGTCGATCATCTGCTCCTTGCCCGCGTTCTGGATTTGCTCCAGACCGGACATGGTCACCGGGCAGGCGAGTTGCTTGATGTTGAACTCAGCCGCCGAGATGACGTCGCTCGCGGCCACCGGCAGCAGGTCGTACCCGCTGTACCAGCCACCGTTCGCGTTCTGCGCGAAGGACAGTTCCTGGTAGATCACGTTGCCGCCCGAGAAGGGCTTGCGGTTGCCGCGCTGGTCGAGACGCATGTACAGCGCGTTGTTCTTGGTCACGTTGTCCGCGATCTTGCGGGTGCGCGACTGGATCGTCGTGGCGACGATGTCGGATACGTTGGGGAATGCCATGAGGGCCTCCAGACGAAGTTAAGCCTGCGTTTACACGCGCCTATGCTCGCCTGAGGACTGCTTCGCTGGCCTACCCCGCCCGGGGCTGTCCTGGCCGTCAGTGACGGTGGAGCCCCAGGCGCGGCGGTGCTACTACGCCTCAGTACCGCGAATGCGCCTCGATGGCCGCTTCGATGCTCTCGCGGATCGAAGTCGGTTCAGCCACATTCGGGTTGCCGATGGGGGCCGACCCGGTCACGCTGACTGCGGCTGCGCGTGCGCGCTGGGCCGCTGCCGTCAGTTGGTGAGCGCTCGCCCCCTGTCGCTGGGCGATCATAACCTTGGAGATTTCGGGGTGCAAGAATGCCGCCCGCTCGTAGGCGTCGGCCAGACTCATGTCGAAGCCCTGGCGCTGGGCCACCTCGATCATGTCGGCCATCGCCACCCGCAGGTCGGGGAAATACTTATTCTTCGGGTCTGCGGCGAACTGCTCAAGCTCGCTGCGCGTGGCCGTCTCGGCCTGCTGCTGCACCTGCTGGTGGCGCTGCTGCGCGGCTTGGTACAGCGGCGCCAGGGCCTGCTGCACGGCCTGCTGCACGTACTGGGGATCGGTGCCCTGCTGCTGCTGCGGCAGCGGCTGGCCCACCAGGGCGTTGTCGAGGGACTGGATGTCCACGCCGTAGGTCTTGATGATCGTCGCCAGGGTCTGCGCCTTCTCGTTGGGCGTGCCCATCCTCATGCGGGTGGCGAACTGCATCAGGTTGGTGACCGCCGTCAACGGGTCAACCCCCTCGGCCTGGATCGCGGGCATGAAGGGCTGCACGGCCTGATGGAAGCGCTCGCCAAGCTGGCGCGCCGGGGCCGTGTCCTGGGCCCACTGCTGCATCTGCGTCTCGCGCCGGGCAATCTCCTGCTGCGCTGCAACAGGAACCTGGGCCCAGGCCTCCTTGGCGCCGAAGCTCCAGCCATAGGGCGGCTGGATGGCCTGGGAAGGGGCCTGCGGGGCCGCTGGCGCCCCGATCACGGGCGCGGTGGCACCTGGGGTGCCTGGAGCCGCTGCGGCGCCTCCTGGGGCCTTTTCGGCCTTCGGCAGGAAGCGGCCCATCGAGTCGCGCACCGGGGCGCTGCCCTCGGGCTTGGGATCGGCAGGCGGCGTGCCCTCGGGCGGCGTCTCGGGCGCTGGCGTGCCGCCGTCGCCGCTGTCGGGGGTGCCGACGCTGTCGCCGGGACTATCTTCAGCGGTACTCAGCGCCGACTCGATGTCGCCGCGCAGGTCGTCTTCGGGGCCCATGAATTTCTCCTTATGTGCCCGTCATGCGGGCGATGGTTTCGGCAATATCGTTACGGGTAATTGCTCCACCGGCCTTGCCTTGCCGGTACAGATCGCGGGCGGCTTCGGCCTTGGCCCAGGATTCGGTGTAGTCGTCGGCGGTGGTCAGGCCGTGGCGCTTCATGTACTCGCGGTGCTTGCTGCGGCTTGAGATGTCAACGCCGTCCAGGGTCCGCAGGCCGTCGTAGGACCGATCCCCCGACAGCGGGTTGTCGATGGCCCTGAAGCGCACGGGCGGGAAGTAGCGGTCCATCTGCTGCTGGCAGCAGAAGTGCGGCAGGGGGTTGTCGATGTGCTCGCGGATCGAGCGCACCGTCTCCTCCTCGCGCCCGCAGGCTTGGCATTTCCAGTTGTAGGTGGGCACTACTTCTTCTCCTCGCGCAGGGCGGCAATGGTGGCGGCGGTGCCGCCAGTCCCAGCCGCGAGCGCGGCCAGCATCTCGGGGGTGGCAGCGCCCGCGTGGGTCTTGCCCATGATCACCATGTCGCGGGCCGTCTCAGGCGACACGTTTAAACGCCGTGAAGTGTCCATGATGCGCTGCGCCAGCAACTCCAGCTTGGGCGCGCCGATGGGCGACGTCACGCCCGTGGCGTTGGAGCCCGCGCCCCACACCACGGCCTGGGCGGGCACCGCCTCAAGCCCCGCCTCGCGGGCGATCTTGTCCTTCCACCACGGGCCCAGCGATACCATCTCGGGCACGCTCGCGCTGGCGCCCGCCGAGATGGGCGTGGTGCCACCGGCCTTGCCGCGTACGTCGGGCAGGCCCACCAGCCTCGACCAGTGCGCGTCACCGACAGGCCACTGCGTCTGGAAGCCCGTCTCGGGCACGCCGCTGGCGTGGATGTAGCTCGGGACTTTGGCGCTGCCCATGTCAAGCTCGCCGCCGCCGCGCAGGTACTTCGCCATCGGGCCCGCCTGGGCGGTCTTGTGGTAGGCGTGGCCCATGACCTTCGCCATGTCGTCGGGCCGGTTGCCGGTCATGCCGCCGCCGTGGGTCACGAAGTCATCGAAGCGCCCGGCCTTGTCGAGCCAGTTGGCGGCGGTGCCACGGTTCATCTCGGTCAGCACCTCGCTGCCAGGACTCGCCATGCCCGTCAGGGTGTTGAAGCGCTTGTACTCGGCCACGGCCTGCTCGGGCCCGTACAACTCCTCAAACCGTTTGTATAGCGGGTCCATCGTGTACCAGGAGGCCATGCCCTCAAACAGGTCGGGCCGCTTGCGCGCCTCGCTGATGATGTCGAGCAGGCGCTGGTTGTTGCGCGGGTTCATCACCTCGCCCGCATGCGCGGCGCCCTTGGCGCCCGGGGCTGCGGCGAAGGGCCGCTCGGTCATGTTGCCTGCGCGGCGCCCCTGCTGCGAGATGTCGAACAAGTCGGAGCGGTTCACGCCGAACAACTGCTGCATGGCCGGGTCTTCCGGCGCCACCTTCGCGCCCGCGACAAGCTCATCGGGGGCCTTGTAAACCCCGGGGAACATCGCCTCGCGCTTGGGCCGCATCACCGTGGGCACGACGCCCTTGGCTTGCTTGATGGCCTGCTCGGCGCCCGTCCTGGCGGCGCTGCCAGCGCCCCGCGTCGGCACCTCCAGCAGCCCCAGGGCGCCCGCCGCCATCATCGGGTTGCTCTCGGCGAACTGGTCCCAGCCCGCCTCGCCCTGGGCCACGCCGGGCACGCGCTCGCGGGCCCAGTCGATGCCCTTGCCGATGGTCTGGCCCAGGCCCTGCAAGCGCTCGGCGCCGCGCTGCGTGCTCGGGCCACCGGCCCAGTCCTCGACGGCGCGAACCGTATCGGCGCCGCCCGACGCCGCCGCCTCGGGGCCCTTGCCGCGCAGCAGGTCAACGATGCCCCGGCTGGCCCCCGCCAAGCCCGCGACGGGCTGGACGGCCATGCCCTTGAGCAACTGGCCGGTGGCGTCGGCCTGCCCACCCACCTCGCGCAGCAACTCAGCCATGCTCGCCATGATCGTCTCCTATGACCCGTCGTCGGGCGGCGCGTCGAGCACCTCGACGTTTACACGCTCAAGCGGCAACAGCTTGAGCACGCCAAGCTCGGCGCAGCGGCTGTTGAGACACTTGAGCGTGAGCGCAACGGGTGGCGCCCCGCCCGGGGTGGTGTGCGGCGCGACCTGATGCAGCGAATGGCCGCACGTTGGGCACCAAACACCCCCGGGCAACAGCACCACCTCGGACATCGGGCGCAGGCCCATGTCAGGACTCCGGGGCCGGGTTGGAGTAGCCACCCTCGGGCTCCTTCTTGTAGCCCGGCTTGACGCAGTGCTCGGCCTTCCAGGCGTCGAATTCGGCGGCTGACGCGCCGCCGTTGGTGAAGCGCGCAGGCACCTCCTCGTCGTACTCCTCCACGACGTCGGCGGCGGCGACGTTGAGCGTCTCGTTGCCGTCCTGGTCGGTGGGGTACTTCTTCTCGGCGGCGGCTTCGGCGGCTTGCTCGGCTTCGTAGTCGGCGTCAGCCTGGGTCTGCTTCTTGGTCATGTCGTCTCTCCTTGGGTCATTGCATCGGTGGTCCCGATGCGGGTTGCAATGGTGCTACGTTGGGGCCGGGCTGCATCGGCATGCCGCCGGGGCCCATGCCGCCTTCGACGGCCAGCATGGCCTCGGCGCCCTTGACACGGGCCTCGGCGAGGTTCTTGACAGCCTGGGTCTTGTTCTTGTCCACGTTGCTGTCCTTCTCGCGCACCGTGGCCTCCTCGACGGGGTCGGGCTCGGGCGGCTTGTCGGGCTGCTGCGCGGCGGCGATGGCCTGATCGAGCACCGTCTCGATTTCCTTGGAGATGCGGAAGCCGCCCAGGCCCCACTTCATCATCTGGAGCACGACGGGGCCAGCCTCGGGCTTGCTCTCGATCAGCGGCGTGACCGCCGTGATGAAGGTGCCGACGGCGGTCATGAACTGCGAGCGGCTGTCGCGCTCCTGGGCCCAGTCCACCATCGCCATCGACTCTGCCTCGATGGTGATGCGGTAGAACTTGCTGTTGCCCGGCTCCTTCAGGAAGGCGATGGCCTGCTGCGCCAGCGGCGCGTCGGGCGAATGCTCGATGTTGCTGCGCTCCACGATGGTCTGCGGCTGGAACTTGTCGCAGATGATCTGCGACCTGATGCGCTGGCCCTGCGCGATCCAGGTGCCGATAGCCTGCTGTTTAAACTGGAGCCTGTTGCCGCCGAACTGGGCCTTCAGTTGCTGCGCGCCCAGCGTCTCGTCCGGGTCGGTCATGCCGCGCATGATGTCGCCGATGCCCAGCACCTCGTAGAGGTTGGCCTTGATGGCCTCGCGCTGCTGCGTCAACTGCCCGATCACCGACGCGATCACCTCGATGGGCACGAAGTCCATCTGGCCCTTCAGCCCGCCCTTCTCGGCGAACGCGGCCCAGTTGTCCACCGGGATCATCTGGTTCTCCATGCCCTCAATGAACACGCGCCCGACGGGCGTCGAATTCTTGTCGTAGACGCCGATCACCTTGCAGGCCTTGATCAGGTACTTCAGGCGCGTCGTGATTTCATCGATCTGCTGGTACTGATCCTGCGCGAGCAGGTAGTCGGCCCGGGGCATGAAGCGCGACGTCGCCGTGTTCGCCATCAGCGGCGCCGGGCACGGGAAGAAGCCCCGGAGCCCAAGCGGGTCGGGCTTGTAGTCGCAGATGACGTCGTAGCCCAGGACATGCCAGTACGCGCATTGCGTGGTCTTGTCCCAAATCTCGAAAACCGCCGCCTTCTCCCACGGGTCGTTCTGCGGGCCCACGCCGTCGTTCTTGGTCTTGCTCTTGCTCACCGGGATCAGCTTGCCGATCTTCTTGCCGAAGCGGGCGACCAGTTCCTCGCGGTTCATGAAGACCCGGCGCGCAACCCAGCGGACGTCCTGCCAGACCCGCGCAGGCGACCACCAGAAGTCCTCCCAGTAGACGTAGTCGGCGGGGGCATCCTCGCCCGTGATGGCCTCGTACTTGATGGGCTCGGCCAGTACAGCCCCGGTCTGCTGGTCGGTGACCGCCTCCGTCTCGGCTTCCTTCGTCTCCACCTCGTAGCGGTACCAGACCTGCCCCAGGCCCACCACCAGGAAGTCGCCGACGGCCTGCTTGGTCACCTCGGGGTATGTCGATTCGTCGCCGTCTTCGACGTCGTGATTGAGCATGCGCTGGAGGATGTTGCAGCCCACGCGGCTGACGTCGTCTTCGCTGTCCTTGTAGCTGTTGCTGACGTCCACGTTGGGCGGCTTGGCGTACAGGCTGGCCTTGAGCACCTCGATGTTCGACCAGAACAGGTTGAACTTGCTGTCGGCGCCGCCGTCCATCGCGCTCGCGTCGCGCTCATCGAGGTACTTCTGCACCAGCCTGCGCCCCAGCGAATGGAACTTGGTCAACTCCTTCTTCGCCGCTTGCAGTTCAGTCTCCCAGCGCTTCGCCATCTCGGCAGGCGACTTGCCCTTGGCCTCCTTGGGCACCTTGGACTGATCCCCGGGCTTCACAGGCTCGTTGATGTCCTTGGCGTTGCTGGGGTCGGGGTCGGTCCCGTAGCCCTTTTCGTCACTGGTAGTTGTCTTGCGGGGCATCAGAGTCTCCCTTCGTTGGGCCGGGGCCCGACAGTCGCCCACAACTGGTCGAGGGTGAAGCTGCGGTCAATGGGCGGCACGATTATGGTCTTCGGCTCGGGCGGCGGGTCGAGCACCATCAGGCGGGCGGCGCCTTCCATGTAGGCGTCGGCGCCGTGGCTCGACCAGTCGTGCTCGGGCTCGCTGCTGAAGGTCTTCGTCTCGTCGTCGTACTTGTAGGCGTAGGCCCGCATCGCCATCAGGAAGGGCTCGCAGACCGGGGCGTCACTGATGCGGGCGCGGCGCAGCATGACGCGCCCGGCGTTGATGCTGTCGGCCTTCTTGCGCTGCTCGTTTACACGCACCTCGCAGCCCTTCCACGGCGGGTTGGCGAGGAACGTCTCGACGGCGGTGCGCTTGCTGGCGAACGTCCTGGCGCGGGCGTCGTGCGGCAGCACCAGGACGTTGGCGGGCGGCTGCTTGGACAGGCGCTCGATCCATTCCTCGGCGTCCATGCCGCTGCCGTCGTCGTAGTGGAAGACTTCAAACCCGCCGCGCATGCGCTTCCACCAAACCCACGCGGCCTTGTCGCGGTAGCCGATGTCCGACGTCACCCACACCTCGTCGTTGGGCCCTGGTGGGTCGATGTGGCAGATGCGGCCCTGCTTCTCGGCCTGCTCGATGTAGCGCCCGAAGATCGCGCCGACGTTGGCCGCGCTGAAGTCGCAGTCGTACTCCTGCCGGTACAACTCATCGGGCATCTCGGCGCGCTCGTCATCCAGGACGCTCTGCGCGATGTGCTTCGTGTCCTTGACGCCCAGGTGCGAATGGAACCACGCAGGGTTGGCCTTCGCCAGCTTGATCAGGTCGTAGAAGTGGTTGTAGCCCCGGGGTGTGCTGATGAATGCCGCCCAGCCGCCGTTGCCTGCCAGGATCGGACGGAATATCTGCCACGCACGTGGGTCACTGAGCGCTGCCTCGCTCATCGTCAGGCCGAAGGGGTTCGCGCCGACGATGCTGTCGTAGTAGTCGCTGCCCACCAACTGCCAGATCGCGCCGTTGCGTAGCGTGATCTTCATCTCGGTCTTGTTCGTGTCCTGCCGGATCGCGGAGGGCATCGCAGTGTCGAGAATCTTGTGGCCGGTGTTGTCGAAGCCGTCCCATATCACCTTCCTGGCCTGCTTGTGATTCGGGAGCATGTGGAAGTACATGCCTGGACGTTCAAACATCATCTTGACCGTCTGATGCACCATCGTCAGGTCTTTGCCGTAGCGGCGCGGCCAGCACGCGGCGGCACGCAGGCCACCGTGATCGAAGTAGCGCATCAGGCTGCGCTGCGGTGGCCTGGGCGTGAACCCGTTGGGCAGGATCAGTTCGCTCATCGTTTACACGCTCAGTCGCCCCAATACTCGTGCCACGACAGCCAGCGCTCCTCGACCCTGCACGCCAGCAGGTAGCTCGCCACGGCCACGGTGGCCGTGATGACGACGATGCCGATGGCGACGATGCAGATCACGCCAGCCGCCCCATCAACCTCGACAGCAGCGCATTGTCCCGCGTGACGTTGGCCGCGATGCGCGGCGCGTGCTTACGGAGCACCTCGCTGATGGTGCGAGAGATGTTGAACACGCGGCGGCGCGTGCTGTTGCGACGGCGGCGCAGACTTGTCATGGCCCGTACCACATGCGGTACTCGATGACGCGCTCGATCACGTAGGCCGCGAGCGCGCCCACTGCGATGCCGCCGATGAAGGCCAGCCAGATCACGCCCAGGCCTCCACTGCCGTGATGACCGCAGCGGCGATCAGCGGGCTCGCTGCGATGACCCACAGCATCCAGGCAGGGTCAACGGCGCAGGTCACTGGTCGATCCCCTCGATGCCCTTGTGCCCCGCCACCAGTTCGCGGGCCTTGGCCGTGCCCAGGGCCTCCAGGTCAGTGGCCTGGAGCAGGTCCAGGCCACTGACGGCCACGCGGGCCTCACCCAGGCGCACCACGACGCTGTCGCTGTCGCTGGCGCCCAGGATGCGGCAGTCGGCCAGCCGATGGGGGCGCAGGCCCTGCCGGAAGCCCCTGATGAAGGCATCGGGCAGGAACTGGACGTAATTCCCCGTAACGAAACTGCCGGGGCTGCTGGCCCTGGGGTGGAGGCCTTCCGGCCATGTCGCGCCCATCTCAGGCCTCCTTGCGGATCACCACGGTCAATGGCCCGCCACCCTCGCCGACCTGCTCCTGGCGGGACAGCTTGGGCGCTGCGAAGTCAGCGAGGTGCCCCAGGCGCGTGAGCGCACCAGCGGGGTCAGCGGGCCTGCCCGCCATGATCACTTGGCCCTTGGCGTTGAGCTTGTCGGGCGTGCCCTCTGCGACCTGCCGCAGCCACAGGGCGACGTTCTCGCGGTTGTCATCGAGCAGGCGCTGCACCGTGACGCGGAACTCCTGCGTGACCTTGTTGGGCACGCCCTTGACCCGCCCCTTGCCCGCGTTGGGAGGCTTGCGCCTGGGCGTTTCAACAGCAGGCACCAGCACTTTGCTGGCCTTGTCAAGGACTTTCGGCATGCCGCAGTGTAGCCCTCTGCGGGCCACGCCGTCGAGCGCTGGACGACGACGGGCTCGCGTGCGCGGGCGCTCGCGCACATGCGATCTATATATATTTAATGTCCTTATGTCCCTATAGAGGGCCCTACGAACAAGACAAGAGGACCGCAGACCTACATAGACCCCCTCTCAAACGGGGCGTTTTTTCGCCAGCTTCAGGCCGTGGGCAAGCTGCCTGTCGTAGGCCTGCCTGCTCGCCACCGTGACGCAGTACGGTGGGTACTTCTTGATGCGCGCCGCCCGTTCGCTAGTCTTGGCCTGCGAGGCCACCCGGGCCTTGATGGCCTCGACCAGCACCCGGTGTGAGGCCTGGGCCGTCTTGATGACGTCGGCCAGCGCCGCTTCCTGCTTACGCATGTTGGACAGGTTCGTGTCCAGATTCGGGGTCAATTTCACGGTAGGCTCCAGTCAATTTGTGGGCCATCAGTATACCACCCACTTATTTGTGAAATAGTGCTTGCGCCGCCTTGAACATCCGGGCTACACTACGTGCGACGGATCAACAAACAAGGTACTGCAAATGAACACCGCCCCCGCCCTGCTCGACACTGCCGCAGTCGCCGCCCCCGCCAAGAAGGGCCGCCCCGCCAAGCACGCCGACGCAGCCGCCCGCCAGCGCGCCTTCCGCGCCGCCAACAAGCTCAAGACCCTGCGCCTGGACGGCAAGGCCGCTGCCACCATCGCCAAGCTCGCCGCCGACTTCGACACCGACGAGACGCATGTCGTCAACAACCTGATCCGCTTCGCCCTGGCGAACCGCAACTGGATGTCCACCGGCATCGGCGGCTGGGCCATCAAGGACATGCGCGCCACCAGCGGCAAGCGCGAAGCCCCCGCCGAGCGCGACGACTCCCTCGATTCCTTCTCCCTCGCCTGATCACCCCCAAGGAACCCACCATGGCCCTCACCTTCGTCACCACCGCCAGCGCCCCCTTCGTCAACTACTTCGGCAAGACCACCCGCAACCACGGCGTCACCCTGTACCGCGACGGTGCCTACGTTGACAACTACGTCTGCGAGTCGGCCCGCCAAGCCAAGGCCATCGGGCAGGCCTGGGTCGAGCAGAACGACGCCGACCCCCGCATCTCCCTGACCCTGACCAAGACCCTGATGGGCTGACCATCGTTTACACGCCAACCACCAACCCCGAGGAACACACCACCATGAACCGCAACTACCCCGTCGGCGCCCGCGTCCGCAGCTACGACTTCCCCACCCGCGTCGATTGCTACATCGAGGGCCGCGTCCTGGCCGTCAACGACTTCCAGTACCGCATCCAGGTCGATACCGTCGTCATCGAGGGCCAGCCCAAGCCCACCGACGGCACCCGTGTCGTCACGCCCCCGGTGAACGGCCTGGAGGGCATGTACGGCCCCACGCACGGCGTCGTGCTGGCCGACCAGGACGTCTTCCACGCCGCCGCGATCCCCCGGTAGCCACCGACCCCCAGGCTCCAATCCATCCCCATTTCGTTACGGAGAATTGCAATGCTGACCACCCCCAAGACCCCGCACGCCCTGCGCCCCGGCGATCTTGTCCACCATCACGGCGGCGTCTTCCTGATCGTCTCCGACCCCGTCGAGTCCCAGACCCACCGGCCCGAGGGCTACTGGCCCCAGGCGGGCATAGGCCCATCGGCCTGCGTCGTCGCCAGGGGCGTGTGCCTGACCGGCACCGTGCCCGGCTACTTCGCCCCCGGCAGCGACTGGTCATTCCAGGGCAACCACCTCGCCACGTACCGGGTCCAGGTGACAGCATGACCATCGTCATCGACGCGGGCTCGATCCTGTCAGCCCTGGGCTGGCTGGCCCTGGGAGGCGTAGGCATCGGCGCCCTGTTCATGGTGCCCATCGCCATTGTCAAGGCCATCAACACCCTGGCCTGTGCCATGCATTGGCTTGGGACCGGCGAATGGCCCACTTGACAGCCTTCCAAGCCCCGGGCTACAATCGCATCGTTCGTTCAACACACCGGAGATTCTGATGTCCTTCAACCCCGCCAACTTCCCCTTCACCATGCCCGCCCTGGCCGTGCCCGGCATAGACCGCACCGCCGCCCGCGCCCACGGCGCCGTCGATGACGTTCTAGCCAAGGCCGTCGCCGCCCAGCGCGAGACGGCCGACATGGTGCAGTCCCTGCGCGACGCGGCGAGCCGATTTGAACTGCGCGGCCAGACCAACAACATGCTGACCTGCAAGGACTTGGCCTCCAAGCTGGCCCACTACGGCAGCTTCGCCAGCGACAAGCAGGCTGGCTACGCCAAGCAACTGGTCGAATGGAGCAAGCCCCAGGCCGAGGCCCCCGCCGCTGCGAAGCCCCAGGCTCCTGCCGCCGTCGTGCTGCCCAAGCTGTTCGACCTGATGCAGCGCCTGAGCAAGCTCACCATCGGCCAGATCACCATCGCCCGCAAGAACCAGGACAGCCTGTGCTGGGTCAAGTACGACCTGCATAGCGGCGTGATCGGCAAGATCGAGAACGGCGTGCTGCACATCTTCAAGCACCGCATCCCGGCTGGCACCAACGGTGCCAACGTCGTGGCCGAACTGCTGAAGATCGAGGCTGACCCCGAAGCCGCCGCCGTCCTGCACGGCAAGGCCAGCGGGCGCTGCGCGGTCTGCTCGCGTGACCTGACCGACCCCGAGAGCATCGAGCGCGGCATCGGCCCCGTCTGTGCCGAGAGGTTCTGAGCATGACCCCCGCCGCCACCCTGGCGGTGGCCTGGGCCCTCGTGGGCCCGGTCACCGCCACCCCGCACGCCGCCGTGTCGCTGACCACCGAGCAGCGCCTCGTGTACGTGATGGCCGTCGAATGCCGCAGGGGCATCGGCTGGCTGTACCTGTCCGACAGGCACCAGGACGGCGCCTACAGGGACGCCTTCTACGCCCTGGGCGCCAAGGATCACGCCAGCGTGATCGCCGCCACCCTCTGCAAGAGTTTCACCACCACGGGCTACCAGCCCATCTTCCAAGGAGCATCGCAGTGAACAAACCGCAAGAGCAACGCATCGCCGAGGGCGAAGACCACGGCCCCGGCCAGGAGGCCAACGCGGCCCTCAAGGCCGGGGCCAAGGCCCTCACCGACGTCCTGACAGCCCAGGGCATCACGGGCGCCATCTACCTGATCGCCGTCGTCCTGCCCAAGCACGAGCAGGGCCACGACGTCATCCGGCTGGCCTCCAACCTGACTCGCCGCGACGATCTGCACGGCCTGATCCACCACCTCGCCGACAGCCTGCACATGAACACCGGCCCGGCCATCGACCTGTCCGACAAGGGAGGGCACTGAGATGCCTGTCATCGTCACCATCGCCAGCCCCGTGCTGGAGAACCTCAAGGCCTGCGAGCGTGCATGGCACGCCGTGACCGACGCCCTGCTCATCGGCAACCCCGACTTCCTGCAAGGCCCGGGCACCGGCATCGACTGCGCCGTGCGCGAGATTGCCCGGCTGCAACGGGCCGACGCGCTCGCCAGGAAGATGACCGACGCCGTGGGCCGCGCCGCCGCCATCGCCACGATGGGGACCGACGCATGATCCCCGTCCTTCCCGCCTTCAAGGGCAGCATCCAGCCCGAGCCCGGCAGGGCCCTGCTCGACGCCCGCTTCTGCCGCATCATCATCGCCGTGTTGCTGCTTCGCAACGGGGGCCAGTCGGCCACGATCACCCAGGCCGACCTGGACGCCGTCGTCGGGCTCCAGGTGATGGAGGGTGGCGACGCCCAGGGCAACTTCATCGTGGGCCTGCGGAACCCGCCCACGGGGGTGCGGCAATGACCCGCGCCGCCGACGCCGTAGAACGCGCCAGGAGGCGCGAAATCGCCAAGGAGGTAGCCGAGGTAGCCAACGAGCGCCAGAGGGTCGCCACGGCCCTGGCAGACCCATCCACGGCCCTTCGCAAGCTCAAGGAGCGCACCCGCCAGCGCATGAGGAACCTGCGCGACCCGAAGTGGGGCCCGGCCCGGCGCTTCCCCGACTTCGTGGCCGGGATGTCAACGAGCACTTACATCGCACTTTTCCAGTCGATGAATGCCAGCGGCATGGGCGACGTCCACCCGCTGACGTTCGACTTCAGGACGGCGGGCCCGGCCCCCTGGGAAGGCCAGCCATGACTGAACTCTGGTGGATCGTCCTGCTCGCCGTCGGCTGCGTCATCAGCTTCGGCGTGGGCTACATCCGGGGCGCCGTGGACGCCACTGACCGCTGCGCCAAGCGCGTGGCCGAACTGATGCACAACATGAGGAAGCCACTGCCGTGACCAACAAGACCCTTCGCTGCCCGCTGTACGACAGCGACATCGACATGATGTACCGCACGGGCGGCAGCTTCGCCCAGGCCATCGCCACCGCCTACACCCGGGCCGACAGCATCAACAAGGCCAAGCTGCGCGCTGGCCTGCCGGAACTTTTCGGCAGGTACGAGCACCTCTACGCCGCCTACATGGTGGCCTACAACGAGAGGCGCGCATGAGCACCGCCGTGCTGATCGGAGCGGCAGTCGGCGCCATCGTCGGCGCCCTGCTGTTCACCTGGGGCTGGTGCAGCGGCGCCAAGGACGCCGTGGACCGGGCCGACGCCCTGGCGAAGGCCGAGCGCAGCAAGTGGATCGCCGAGCAGGAGAGGTGGAAGCAATGAGAACCGACCCACGCATCGCCTGCGCCAACGGCCCCGAGCGTTGGCACTGGGCCTTCATCCACGACGCCCTGGCGCACCCGCTGATGGCCCTCACGGGCTACAGCGGGTGGGCCCTGGCCTTCCACAACTACACCTCCAGGAGGGCATGGCCGTGACCCCGAGCACCAAGCCAGTCACCCGGCTGACGTCGGCCTACGTGCGTGACCAGGGCCTGCGGGCCGTCGTCGTCACGATCACCGGCAGCTTGATCGAGCTACGCGCCAAGGGGCGCCGACAGGTCGAGGTGGTCGATGTCGTCAGCCTGTACTACCAGACCGTCAAGAACCGTGTAAACGCCGAGCGTCGGATCAAGAAGGCCGACAAGGCCAAGAGGCGGGTCAAGTGAGCAAGGCCACCGACCTGCAAGCCGCCGCCGAGGCCCACGCCCGGCTCCAGAAGGCCCTGAACGACTTCCACGAGCGCCGATCCGACGAATGGACGCGGGCCTCGCTGGAGGCCATCAAGGCCGCTCAACGTCGGATGGCCCAGGCCTCCCCGCAGTCGAGTTTCGTTACGGAGAATTGCAAATGAGCGCCAAGGACTTCAGCCAGATGGTCAAGCGTCTACGGGCCCAGGGCCTCATCACCGACGTCGTCAGGGGCGCCAAGCACCCGATCCTGATCCTGGCCGGTGGCGCCCGCTACACGATCCCCTGGACGCCGTCGGACTGGCGCGGCATCAAGAATGCCGAAAGTCACATAAAAAGGCTTGCACGACGTTAAAACCCCGGGCTACAATCGTGGCACGCAATCAGCGTGTAAACAAGGAGATTGAGAATGAAGAAGCAGATCACCCGCGAGCAGTGGCTTGAGCGCGCCGTCGATGTCATCCGGGCGTCGGTCAAGAAGCGCGTGACGATTCCCGCCGTCAAAGTGTCGTGCTCCTGGCCCGGTGGCGGCTCCAGCCGCACCCGCATCGGCGAATGCTGGCCCAAGCGCGCATCGAAGGCCGACGTCAACGAGATTTTCGTCTCGCCCAAGATCGAGGATGCTGGCCGCGTCGTCGGCATCCTGGCCCACGAATTGGCGCACGCCGTGCTCGACTGCAAGCACGGCCACAAGGCCCAGTTCGTCGTCACGGCGGCGCTGATCGGCTGCGAGGGCAAGCCCACGAACATGGTGCCGCCCGATGCTGTCTCCCAGGCCTGGGCCGACAAGGTCATCGCCAAGTGGGGCCCCTTCCCGCACCGCACCCTGGACAAGACCCAGTCTCCGACCAAGCCGCAGACGGCGCGCATGATCAAGTGCCAGTGCAACGAATGCGGCGCGGTCTGGCGCATGAGCGGCACCGTCATCGCATCGGCCATCGGCGAGTTGTCGTGCCCGGTCTGCCACACCCAGGAAGAAGGAGCGGTCAATGTCGGCGGTTGACGTTTACACGCTGCGCCTGACGGGCGCCGACGCCGAGGTGGTGCGCGTGGCCCTGGTGCTGCGGGCCGCTGCCCTGGAGGAGGAGGCCAAGCAGTTCGTGCCCCTGGGGGCCAACCTGCGGCGGCACATGGACACTGCCGTGGGCCTGCGCCGGATCGCCGAGGCGGTCCATGAGCAGACCCTCGACTACATGCGCCAGCGGACGTACTGACATGGCCCACCTCAGTCGCAGCCTGACCCGCTTCAACTTCGCGCCCGGTGGCCCCCGGCCACCGCTGCGGACCTGCTGCGAACTGGCCGAGGAACTGGGCACGACGCCGATGGCGCTGGGCAAGGCCCTGCAAAAGGCTGGCATCCAGCCGCTGATCGACAACCGCAAGGTGGGCGCCGCCAACCGGGCGGTCTGGTACGACCCGCGCATCGTGCGCGCCTTCTGGAAGGAGAAAAATAGCGCTTGACAGTCACTTGTAGCCCTGGGCTATAATACGCCCAGGGATTCACCCTGACCGGCCCAGCCGGGTAACCTGAAGAAGGAAGATGAAGATGAACAACGCCGTGATCGCCCCCTCCAGCACCGCCACCGGCCAACTGGTTGACCGCTTCGGTCGCCTCAAGGCCGAGGCCTCCGACATCGCCACCGAGCTTGACACCATCAAGGACGTCCTGATCGAGCGCGAAGGCGAGAGCAAGCTGGAAGGCGAACTGTTCCGTCTGGCGCTGTCGAACACCCTGCGCTCGACCACTGACTGGAAGGCCGTCGCCCTGGCGATGGCGAAGAAGGCCGGTGTGTCCGACAAGGTCTTCGACAACGCCGTGGCGCTGAACACCAACTGCACCGCGATCTGGACCGCAAGGCCCGCCGCCCGCGTCACCAAGTAGCCAACCCCCGGCCCCTTCGGGGGCCTATTTCGTTACGGAGAATTCATGTCAGGACACGCACCCTTCCCACCGTCTGCCGCCAAGCGGTGGATGACCTGCACCGCCAGCTTCGGGCTGTCGCTGCAAGTGCCCGAGCAGGCATCGAGCAGCTACGCCGACGAGGGTAGCCGTTTACACGATCTGGCCGCGACCTACCTGACCCGCGAAGACGGCGCGACGACGATGTGCGCCGAGGACTACGCGACCCTCAAGCCCTACCTGGAGTACGCCAGCAAGCGCATGAAGGACGCCGTCGTCAGCCGGGTCGAGGAGCGCATCGAGCATTCGCAACTGCTCAACGGCACCGCCGATCTGGTGATCCTGGAGAAGATCGCCAAGGTGGGCACGCTGCTGGAGGTGGCCGACCTGAAGACCGGGGCAGGCATCATGGTCGATCCCGTGGACAACCACCAGATGCTGACCTACGCCTACATGCTGCTGTCCAAGCTGATCTGGCGCGGCGAGCGCCAGCCCGACATCATCCGGCTGACCGTCGTGCAGCCGCCCAACGAAGCCGAGCCCGTGCGGTCCTGGGATACCACCTCCAGCGTCGTGCTGCGGCACGGTGCAGCCGCCGAGGAGGCGATCACGATGGCGGTCACCGGCCAGGGCGAGTACGTCGTCGGCGATCACTGCCGCTTCTGCCCGGCGAAGTCGATCTGCCCCAAGCTGCGCGGCGAGATGGTCGAGGCCCTGGGCGGTGCCCTGCCCGCGACGATGACGCCGCTGGCCCTGTCAAGCTGGCTGGACCGCGCTGACCGTATGGAGGCCTTCATCAAGTCGCTGCGCGAGACGGGCCACGAGGTGGCCTCGCTGGCCGCTCGCCAGGGCAAGCCCGGCATCCCAGGCTGGGGCCTGAAGCCCAAGCGTGCGATGCGGCAGTGGGTCGATGAGGAGAAGGTGATCGCCTTCGCCCGCCAGCGCAAGATCAAAATCTGGCAGGACAAACTGCTCTCGCCCGCGATGGCCGAGAAGGAGCATCCCAGCCTTCCGAAGGAGTTGCGCGACATGATCGTTGCTGTATCCTCCGGGATGAATCTCGTCAGGGTTGAAGACCAGGGCGAGGTTAAGCAGGCCGAGGATGGATCGAAGATGGAACGTCTGATGGCTAATTTTGACTTGATGAAACACAGGAGATGAGCAACATGGCTACGAACGGCAAGAGCAACGGTGCGATGGTCACCTTCGACGCGAGCAAGTTCCAGGCGAGCGTCAACAACATGACCCGCAGCGTCGGGGGTCGGGCTGACTTCCTTCGCATGGACAAGAGCGGCGACTGGTACTTCGGCAAGGACGATACCCCGGTGGGCGAGAAGGACTTGATCTACATCGACCCGATGGGATCGGTCCACGGCTGGCAGTGCTGGGCCGACACTGACCTGGACGGCGTCAACGCCGAACTGCTGGGCGACAAGGTGGTCCCGGCCTTCGACCCCCTCCCCGAGATGCCCGATCAGGTGCCGAAGAACGGGCGCGAATGGACCGAGATGCGTGGCCTGTCGGCGGTGCTGGGCGATCACAAGCTCACGTACACGACGACGTCGCTGGGCGGCAAGGAAGCCGTTGCAGCCCTGGGCGTTGCCCTGCGCGAGCAGTACGGCACCGACAAGACCAAGCTGGTGGCCGTCGTGAAGCTGTCCAGCGACTGGTACAAGCACAAGAAGTACGGCAAGACCTACGTGCCGGTCTTCGACATCGTTGACTGGGTCGCGGGCCCGCCCCCGGCCACCGAGGCGGTGCCGATCAGTCCCGCCGCCAAGGCCAAGGCCAAGGCTGAAGTTGCGGGCAAGACCCCGGCGAAGAAGACCCCCCTCAAGCGCCCAGCCGCCCGCTGAAGTACCGAGGCCCCGGGCTGTCCCGGGGCCTTTTTCGTTACTGGTAGTTAAGCCCGGAGCTTCACAATGAACCGCACCCCCATCCTGTGGCTCGATACGGAGACACGGTCCCGCGTTGACCTGAAGAAGCACGGCGCGTACCGCTACGTGCAATGCCCCGACCACCGCATCCTGATCGCAAGCTGGGCCCTGGGCGACGGGCCCATCGAGACGGCGATCCTGAAAGACGGCGTGCTGCCGCTGAAGCTACGCAACATGCTGGCCGACAAGCGCCTCCAGGTGCGAGCCCACGGCGCCCAGTTCGACAGGCTCCAGTTGAAGGGTGAGGCCCCACCCATCGACCGCTGGTACTGCACGATGGCCCAGGCCCGTGGCGTGGCGATGCCGGGTAGCCTGGAGAACCTGGGCCGGGCGATGGGCTCCAAGGTGCAGAAGGATCACCGGGGCATGCAACTGATCCGGCAGTTGTCGATCCCCGGCAAGGACGGCAACTTCGACAACGACCCGGTGGCGATGGCCGAATTCGCCCGCTACTGCGCGCAGGACGTCAGGACGATGCGGGCCAACAGCCGGAACCTGCCCGACCTGCGCGATGAAGACCTGGAGGTGTACCACGCAAGTGAGCGTGTAAACGACAGGGGCCTGCCCATCGACGTCGAGTTGTGCAGGCTCGCGGTGCAGTACGCCGAAGTGGAGAAGGTCGAGGCCAGCGAGCGCGTGCTTGAGTTGTCGATGGGCGCGTTACGCTCTGTGCGTAGCCCCAAGCTGACCGACTGGGTCTATGACCGCCTGGACCCGGCATTGCGGCGGTACATGGACACCATCACCGTGGGCCTGCAAGGGCGCGTTTCCGGATCGGCAGGCGACGTCAAGAACGCGCCGCAGACCGGCGAGGGCACTGGCACCGGCATCGTGATGGGCGGGCGCAAGGGCATCAGTCGCGCCAACAAGAAGGCCAAGGTGAGCAAGGGCCGGTCCCTGGCGACGGGCGTGCGCGATACGCTGCTGGACATTGTCGAGGGCAACCCCAGCGCCATCGACCCCGAAGTGGTCGAGATGATCGAGGCCAAGGAAGCCGGGTCGCTGTCGAGCACGGCGAAGTTCCAGACCATGCTGAACCGGGTCAGCGCCGACGGGCGGCTGCGCGGCGCCTTTGTCCTCAACGGCGCCTACCAGACGAACCGCTGGACGTCAGTGGGCGCCCAGGTGCATAACTTCCCCCGGCTGGTGGCCGAAGACCCCGAGGCGATCCTGGCCCGCATGCGCCGGGGCGAGTCGCTGCCGGGCGTGCTGAAGACGCTGAAGTCGATGCTGCGCCCGGCGATCTGCCCGGGCCAAGGCCGCGTGATCGTGCGCGCCGACTGGAATGCCGTCGAGGCCCGTGGCCTGCCCTGGCTGGCCGACAACGGCGGCGCCCGGAGTTACATGGAGGCCTTCAACGACAGCGAGCGCGACATCTACATCGAGCAGGCCGAAGCCGCTGGCCTGGGCCGAGAGCGCCAGCCGGGCAAGGTGGTGGTGCTGTCGCTGGGATACGGCGGCGGCGTCGGCGCGCTGGGGGCGATGGCGAAGAACTACGGCGTCACCATCGAGCAGGCCCAGGCCGTCGTCACCCGCTGGCGCCGGGCCAACGGCTGGGTGGCCGACAAGAAGACCGGGTGGTGGGCCTCCCTGGGCCGCTGCGCCATGCAGGCCATGCGTAACCCTGGGCGCCAGTACCGGGCGGGCCGCGTCGTGCTGGCGCACCTGGGCTCCAATCTGGTCATGCAACTGCCCAGCGGGCGCTGCGTGCAGTACCCGATGGCCGAGGTGGTCGATGGCGACTTCGGCCCCGAGATTGCCTACCTGAAGGCGTCGTGGAAGCCCACCGCCGACGCGACTGAATGGCCGAAGGCACGCCTGTGGCACGGCATCCTGGCCGAGAATGCCGACCAAGCCGCCTGCGCCGACCTGCTGCGCGATGCCCTCGTGAGGGGGGACAGGCAGGGCCTGTACGTCATCGGCCAGGTGCATGACGAGATGATCACCGAGGCCTCGGTACGCCAATCCAAGGCCAGGTGCAAGGCCTTGCAGCGCTGTATGCTGGATTCCGCGTCGTGGGCAGACGGGT